CCGTGGGGTCCGTGCTGAACCCCCAGTCAAGCCCGTAGGCGACGAATTTCATTGTAGATGGGTCAATCCCTTCCACCACCGTGTAATCCCCGTATATCGCACCTTGGAGCGTCCCGACTTGGCCCAACCCGTACACCTTCCACCAGTTCGCCCAGTAGGCCGAATGCTCCGCTTTGGCTCGGTTTAGTTCAATATCGTTCCGAATCGTATCAGGGAGTGCTTCGTTGTCTTGGTATGTCAGAATGAGAAACTCTGCATCCGTTTCGGGCAAGACTTCCGTATGCGCCCAAAACTCGTGGGTGGGGTTGAAGTCGATGTAGATTTCCTGTGATGTACGAATCGCCAACTGGTAGTAGGAATCGAAGTCGATGTTGTTCGCCTCGTTGATGTAGAGGACCTGCCGCCTTGCCCCTCGGAGCCGTGCTTCCGAATCAGCGGAAAAGAACTCAATCGTGGATCCGTTGGCGAAGTTGTATTGCAGTAGGGTCTTGTTCCACCTGTCGGGAACCCAGCGATGGGTCCATTGCATAATCTTGGCGAAGTCCTTGATGGCCCCCCGTCGTAGGTGAGGGACGGATTCGCTGACCACCGATATTTCCGACTTGGGGAACCGAGCGGCGTGGTCAATCAGGACCGCAAGGATGCCGAAGGTTTTGGACGCACTTGTGCCGCCTTGGATAACTTTCTTCCGAGCGGTCATCGCCCGAATCTTGCGGATGGCGGTGGTGTACTTAAAGTCCATCCCCGAAGAGGGGTTGCTCGATGGTGACGGTGTTCTCTTGCTTGTCCACCAACCCAAGCAGGCGGGAGGCGATGTTGGCCGAGTAAACACCCGAACTTGCACCCTCCAGCATATCCTTGTCGCAGGTGGCCCGTATGCGTGTAATGATTGGGGAAAACCCTTTGTGCATCTCCGATGTGCCCTTCCTATAGTCCGAAAGGTCAAAGCAGACCCCGTTCTCCGCAAGCCATCCCTCAAAGCCCCGAAAGGTGATAGGCCGCTCCTTGTCCCTGTAAACCATGACCCCATCCTTGCCGACATAGTCCTGCACTCGGTACGGGTTGGCCTTGTTCTCGGCCCTGTACTTTTCAAACGCCTCCCATAGTTCTTCGGGGGTGTTCCATATTGGGGGACGGCCTGCCATCAATACTCTATTTTGTCAATGAGTTCGTCAATCTTGTCCACGATTTTCATCTTCACCGCAAAAGCGTTCGGGGAGTTGGATTCCTCCACCGCACCAATGCAGTCGCAGAGGGTCGTGATGACCATCATCAACGAATCCATGCGGGCTTGGACTTGGGCCTCATCGTTGGGGGCTTTGGTTGAGGGCATGGCTGACTTGGTGCTGGTTGGCTTCGGCGAACTGGTCCGCCTCTTGGTAAATGTATTGGAGTGCCGATTTTACGCAGTCAGCGCACCACCAATTTGTGTTCGGTCGTCCGTGGGCGACGAGGATGGTCTGCAAGTCGTGGACCGCTTCGGGGGACAACCGCATGAACAGGGCGGCTTGGTACTGGTCCCAATAGTGGCGGTGTTTGGTGGCCAGCAGGTACTCGTCTTGGGTCATCGGTTCGTCAGTTGCAGGATGACAACGGTTAACCCCGCAGAGGCGAGGCCGTAAACAGGAGCGAGAACCCAACCACAGGTGGGTAGGGTCAGGGCCACCGCCACCCAAAAGGTGAGGCAAGTGACGCAGGAGAACGGCTTGTGCCTTGCGAACCAGGTCTTGTACCACCATTGGGGCAGGACATGATACTCCGCAATAGCAAGGGCGGTCAGGCTACTTATCAGCAGGGGAAATATCAGCGTGTCCATGGGATTGAATGGCGGCCTTGATTTTGGCCTTGGCTTGGTCAATGGAATAGATTATTGAGCGATACGGAATACCCGTGTCCCTTGAAAGTTTCTTCATGTTCCCCGTCCGTAGGTGCAGGCGCAGTAACTCCTTGTCATACGGGAACGCCCCGTCCTTCGCCCAAGTATCCATCTCGGCTTCGGCGATGGCCCAAAGGTCATCCATCAGCGAATCGTACTCGGACTGGGGGATAGGGGAATCGGGGTCCAGTTCCTCCAGCAAATCGTGGTGACGGTACTTTTGGGCGAATTGGTTGTTCTTGCCTCGGTAGAGGTTCAGCAGGAGGCGCACCACATAGAACTTGAAGTACCCCTGCGACTGGATTTGCAGAATCTTGGCGGGGTCTTTCTCCAGCAGAATCAGCACGCACTCCTGCTCCAAGTCCCTCCAAAGCGGGTCGCCCCCCGTAATGGTCAGGCAGGCTTTTCGGATTTCGCCGCTTCGGTAGAGGTCCAGTATGGTGTGTTCTGCGGATGCCATGCACAAAGATTGCAAAAAAAAAGGGGGATGCAGTTAAGCACCCCCCAATGGCAGGCAGGTAGTTTCGGGCTATTCGGTGGGCGGAAGTTGCAGGGTATCAGTGATATAAGCCCCTTCAGCCGTCTGCAAATACTCTTGTGCATTGTTGAAAACTTGCCTCCGTAGGTATCGCAGTTGAGGCTTGGCCTTGCAGTCGTTGTGAAAGGATTCCAAGTTAATAATTATCGTACTATAGTGGCGGTTCAGTTCCTTGCCGATGGCCATGTAGGTAAACAGATACTCTTTGTAGGCGATGTCGGCCACGATGTTGCGGGCGATGACGCAGGGCCGTTCCCTGCTTGCGGAGCGCACCTGGTCGGGCGTGATGCCGAAAACCATTGCGGTGGTGTCAACTAAATGGTGGATGAGTGCTGGGGTCATACGGGGGCTATTGATGGGCAAAAAGTGCATTTAAGAACTCGGTGTCCTTGAAAGGATGTGAGGATATAGTCGCAAGTATGGCTTTTATGCGCATCGACTACTTGGCCATGTTCGTACTCGGTAATGATGTAGGCCCCTTCGGGTAACTCTTTCAAATCAACGCCTTCCAACTCATGCTCTTTAAACGCATACATTCGCCGAATGCCGTGATTCATTATGTAAGGGTACAACGAAAAGGATAGTTCGTCCGCATTTTCTGCCATTAAAAACAAGTCGGATTTTGGATTGACCGACCTTAAACGGTACATCTTCATGGCTTAAACGATTTCGGGGATGGGCATCCAGTAGGCGACTTCGTGGGTGAACCAGGTGTGGTTTTCGGAGTGCCACATTTCAAACAGCGTAATATACCAAGCAACGATTTGCATTCCTTCCTTGTCAGTAATCACCACGGCTTGGCGGTCTTCGGGCATTTGGTCTTGGGGTCTTATCCAGGGCATAGGGTTAGGGGTTTAAGTAGTTTTCAATCATTTGTATTCTTGTTCCAATCCATCGCATCACAGGCACGGCCATTGAGTTACCGCAAGCCTTGTACCTCGGCCCATCGGGGCATTGGTCGGCAGACTTGTTGCGATAGGGAATCTTCGTCCAATCATCGGGGAATCCCTGCAACCGTTCGCACTCCTTTGGGGTCAACCTACGAATCGCCATTGTTTGTAAGACACCACCAATGTGGTTTATGTCAGAGGCCGAAGAGCCAATGGTCTGTGTGGTCTTCTCGTTGATGGTTTGATTGTAGGCATCCACGGCAACGCAAGGGCCACTCATCTTTGCAAGGTCGGTCTTGAGCGTCCCAGTCATTTCAATGTCTACTTGAGCGATTCTCCAATCCACGGCAATGGGTTGAGGTACTAATGGCGTGTGACCTCCACCCATTCCCATTGCGGCTGGTAGTGTTGGGCATACATCAATAGTAACCTCCTTTTTTGGATGTTCTCCAGCGAGTACTGGTATTGGATGCAAAATCGCCCCAATATGTTCTGTGTCACTTTTTTCCGACCGTAATGTTTGGCTCACATTTGCATTTGTCGTGTAGTTGTAGGTATCCACGGCAATGGGTTGAGAAACAATCGGAGTGTTCCCGCCTCCCGTTCCATACCTTGCGCTCACGGTGTTACCCACATCGTGTGGGCCAGTAACTCGTGAATCGTTCGGATGGCTCTCAAAGTATTGCGGTTGAGCGACAAACTCTCTTTCCCCGCCTTGTCGTGAACCTTGGCCTTTGTAGTAACTCGCATCTATTGGGCCTGCAATCTTTTCCATCGTAATGGGTTGAGCGATTGCGATCCCACCTTGATTCTTGGATGGCTCAGGAGTAGTCGTGTCAATGGTCTTGCTCGTTTCAACCTCTCTGCATCCGCTATGGGGGTTGGATGATTTCATTGAGTTGGACGCAAGCGAGTCAAACGAATAGGCAATGGGTTGAGCGACTTGCTCAATGACCGTATTAAACCCATCGGCTCTGCTATAGTCATCGCAAGTTGTTTGCAAACAAGCCGCCACCTGGCTCTCTACATTTCCTGCGAAGCCTGTTGTTCCAACGCTTCCCTGAGCATTGGTGGGAGTTTCTTGCCTCTTCGCTCGGCTCTGCTTAGAATCCCTTTGCAGGCTTTCGGACTCAAATAGAACCGCTGCGGCAGGTCGCCAATCTCCAAGGTATCCGACAACAAACACTCTTCTGCGTCTTTGTGCGACTCCGAAGTGTTGAGCGTCAAGAACCCTGTAGGCGAACCCATACCCGAGTTCGCCCAACGCCCCGAGGAAGGTTCCAAAATCTTTTCCTCCGTTGGACGACAAAACGCCTGGGACATTTTCCCACACAATCCACTTGGGACGGCGTTTATCAGCGATTGAAAGAAAGGTAAGCATGAGGTTTCCTCTTGGGTCAGCAAGACCTTTGCGAAGTCCTGCAACGGAGAATGATTGACATGGGGTTCCTCCCACGAGAAGGTCAATTGGTTGTTCATTGAAAACTGGGTTTTGATTTAGTTGGGTCATATCCCCAAGGTTGGGGACATCGGGAAAACGATGCTTTAGGACTGCGCTTGGGAAATGTTCAATCTCGGAGAACCATTGCGGTTCCCATCCGAGCGGATGCCATGCAACGGATGCGGCCTCAATGCCCGAACAAACGGAACCGTACCTCATGCGTTTTTGGCTTGAAGGATTCTTCCGAGCAGGGTCCAGTTCACGGACCACGCCTTGATGGTTTCGGAGCGGTCGGGGCGGGAGCAGTTCACGCACTCCTTGCGGATGTGGATTTGCCAGCGGCGGAAATCGGTGGGGGTTGGTTTCATGGGTTAGGGGTTGGGTTATTGGTTATTATTCTCAACGACCTGTCCTTCTTCAATGACAGTCATTTTGTAGTAGTCCGTTCCAAATCCGTATGCATCGTATTCGTTAGGACTGCCCTTGGGGTAATGTGTATCAATGTACTTGGTTACGGCTTTGATGGCTTCTTCTTCGCTTTTGGCAATAGTGAAGAAAGATTGCTCACCGTGTCCTTGTGGTTGGAATGCGTATAGTTTCATGGGTTAGGGGTTGGGGTTAGACAAATATGCGAGTTATGCCTCATTTAAAAAGACGCTGACAAAATTTACAAGTCACCTTATCTCTATTGCTAGTGTGAGCCACATCAGTAGTGTAGTATTTGCCACAATTTACCCGTTCACC